GTAAAAGAGGTCAAGAATATTGCTTCGGAATTGCAAGATTCAAGTTTTGAAGATTGCTTGAAAAGTCTACAAAAATGGGTGAGATTTGCCGTTAACCAACATATTGAAATATATGGTGATTTTGCGAAAAATAGCTTTGGATTCTCTGAGGTGGTAAATGGCGAACGCAAAATTTGCGGCGGGATAATTATGTCCCCAAATGCGACTGAAAGACGTTGGAGTATTCATACATAAAACTGTTGTAATATGAAGTATTCAGTAAATCCTAATCTCAATGCTGTTATGAATAGTATTGAGAAACTATTGTTATCCAAAGGAAAGGATAAGCAAGAGAGTATTCAAATTATTAAAAGGTATATAAAATCATTTCCTAAAGAACCGGATTATAACTTGGCACAACATGGAGGTATGCTTGTTTCCCCTTATGATGTGAGAGAATTGAATATTAAATGCGGTTATAGTGCTGTTGTTCAGAACAGAATCTCTGATGGGAGAGTCTGGAATGAATACTTGCTGCGGGTAGGAAGAGTTGCTAAGGAACTTTTAAAAGCAAACGAACTATGAAAATTATATCAGAAATTTCACTTCGAGATTTCAAATTTTGGAGTGGGGGTGAGGATCGGGCAACGAACTGTACCGATGAACAACTAGATAAAATTGAATCCATAATGGAGAGTGCTGCTCCTGAAAGTGGTTGGACCGATGATGACATAAATAATTTCTTTTGGTTTGATTTTGATACAATCGCAGCCTGGCTTGGATACAAGGATGGAGAACATTTTGATGCAGGAGTTAGTGAAGATGATGTGAAAGAAGCGCAAGATTGGTTTGATGGTATCACAGACACCGAAGATATGATTAATATAGCCAGCCTTGACAGAGAAGACTATATTTCTACAGATGAAAATGGGGAAGAAGAATTTGATGAAGATCTTGTTTACTATGACTTTTCAAATTGGTGGAACAATATGGATGATATTGAACAAGTGAAAGAGTATCGTAAGCACGAGTAAAGTGTTATGGTAGAAATCCGGGTTCGATTCCCGGAACACTACATATATTAGTTGTTTCCATGTGTGTTGTTCGACATGTTTTTGTTTGAAGGGTGGCGCGATCAGAATGTTATTGTTCTGGTTGCGCCTTTTCTTTTAAAGTTAAAGCGAGTTAATATTCAAAAAGTGGACAACTATGGACACCATCAAAAAACTATTCGATAATAAAAACAAAAGGAAATATGCAAAAGGAGTTGTTAGAAATAGAGTTTCGTTATAATGACAGACCGATAGGTAGCTGCCCAGCTACTTCTTGTAGTAAGACAATTGCCATAGGTATATTTGATACTTTGGAAGAAGCAGTCAAGGCAGGTAATGAAACATTGAAGGTGTTGTCAGAACATTTCCAAGTAAGAGCAGATGACCGCTTTAAAGTTCGTGGTTTGTTTGGCACTCCAGATAGACTTGTTACAAATTGTTGCTATACAACTAAAGGGATTGCATATTTTGCAAGGATTACTCCTCTAAAATTTGATGATCTCTCTGAAACTATAGCAGAGGCATTTAAAGCATACGATAGATACAGACAATATAAACGTGAACAAGAAAACGATGAATAATATGGATGTAATAGTCTTAAATCACAAAAACAAAGTGTCTTTGCAGGTACAGCATGTAGATATTGGTAGTTCTATTGATTTGCATTTTCCAAACGAAAATCAATCATTTGATGCTTTTCAGAAACTTCGTGAAATAGGTGTGAGATGTTTCCATGCTGGTAAAAATGCTCCTTGTGGGGCTTCTGTAATGATGTATTCTTATGGTAATGATAGTCTTCAACTTCAAATAAAGTAGTAAAATGGAAGAAAAAAAGTATATAAATATTGATAATATGGCGACACGCCTTTGTCAAATTCTCAAAGATGCACGTGAAAGCATGGTTGATGATGAAAATAAAGATTTTATCATGGAGAACTTTTCGGATGAATATCTGGAAGATTACAGCAATGTAATGGCTTGGAAATTTAATTCTGATATGAAGAAATACTTGCATAATCCGGACCACAGGATTTGTGGTAATTTCAATAACATTGATTATGACTACCCTTATCATATTTATGGAGAGGTTACATACGACACACCTCTTGTAAATGCTATGGTTGCTAGATTAGATGCCGGTGAAGACAGCGAACAAGCTAACGAGGACCGGGACTTTCTTGTTGACTGGTTCTTTGAAACTTTTGGAACATGGGGAATATCCTATAATTTCCAGTCAAATATATCAGAGTTCCTTTATATGGAGTTTAAAAACCAACAATCTTAAATCAATGAAAACAATAACATTGCAACTGTACACTTTTGATGAATTGTCGGAAGAGGTACAAAAAGAAATTATTGAGCGTGAACGCTGGAATATAATGGATCAGTGTATGGAGGCTTACGGTTCAGATTATGTAACGTCTCTAAGAACTTTCGAGAAATTGACAAATACCCAATCATGTAGTTGGAGTGTTAATTATAGCGGATACAATTTTAATTTTAAATATAATAATAATCCCATTTTTGAGTGTCCAATAGATTGCAGTAATGATATTTATGCAGAGGAATTATGTGGTAAACTATTATTTCGATATATCAATAATAATATTATGCCATACATTACACAAGGTAGATATTATTCATCTTCAGGCAAATATATAAATGAAAAATACACTTACAAATACAGACGAAGCCGTATTATCAAATCTGTAGGTGATGATTGTCCACTAACAGGTATGTGTTATGATTTCTACTTGCTTGAACCTATCATCAAATATTATAAAACTTGGTGCAGTTATCCGGACAACTTTTCGCTCACAGACTTAATAGAACAATGCTACGACAGTTTTTTCAAATGCTGGCATGAAGAATATGAGTATTGGGCCAATGATGAAAATGCAATCCGGGAGGAATTACATAACAACCAGTATGAGGACAGGTTGTATTATATGGATGGAAGAGTCTATAGTGGACCGTTAGATGATGTTGCATAATTAAAATTCAAAAAACAATGATACTCAATATAGTAAAAAATGGTACAGATTCTTCAAGTATTTTAGAATGCGTGAAAAAAACTTTCAATAGTTCTAAGGTAAATATTAAAACAGACTATGAAATATCTGTTGATATTGAAGTAATTGGCGAGGGTGGACTGCACAGTTTGGAAGGGATAAAAGAACTGGAATATTATTTTAGAGACTATGACATCAGGGTTTGGTAATTTTTAAAGTAATTGGCAATGAATCTCAACGAATTAAGGGATAAAACATATAAAATCGCTTGTGAACATGGATTCCATGATACGGAATTGAGTAATAAACATTTTCTCTGTCTCATAATATCCGAACTAATGGAAGCTGTGGAAGCTGATAGAAGGGGAAAGCGTGCTAATGTTGATTGGTTTGAGAAGAAAATCTCAACCAGTCGTATTTGTCAAGGGTTAGACCTAGACATTCCCAAAGAGCGCGGTTACGAAGTTGCATACAATGAAACAATCAAAGGGTCAATAGAGGAAGAGTTAGCTGATGCCGTTATTCACCTACTTGATTTGGCTGGGCTTCGAGGGATAAGCCTTGAACCTGCAATGAAGGATATTAATTCAGATGTTATAGATGATTCTGCTGACTCTTGTGTCAGTGAGACATTTACAGAGACTATATATGCTATTTCCACGCTTCCTGTTAGATATGATGGACTATTTGATTTTCCTACAACTGTAAATGATATGATAGTATCAATTTTTGGACTTGCAAAGCATCTTGAAATAGATCTGTTTTGGCACATCGAACAAAAAATGAGATATAACGAACTCCGTGAGAAGATGCATGGGAAGAAATATTAACCCTCAAAACGGTGCAAAAATGAATATGATATTATTTGAAAATCCACCTACGGTCTATTTTGAAAGAATAGAAGACTATGAAGAGAAATCGACTCCGTGGAGACGGGTTCCTCCTACATATAAAGGTTCGTCCACTAAAAGTGGGCGCAACAAGAAACAAATAAGAAGAGATCGTAAACGCAATAAGAAAAGATAGTTATGCCGCATTTAAGTTCAATGGGAAATCAAAAGCTTTATAGAATTGTCATTGATGTCCAGTACGGAGACATGCTGGACGAATGTGATAAACTATACGATGGTAAAGGGTATGGAACTGTTTTTACCGATGCGAATGGAGAAGCTGTTATTGATTATCTGAAGCAATGGGATAGCGATGAATGGACTGACGATGATATTCGCAGCGAAGAACCAAGGTGGGTGAATAATGGCACTGATTCCGTACATCAAAAGGATGGATACACCCTTATTTACAACTCAACTATTGGTGGTGTATATATGCTGTATCGTGAAGCAAATGATGCTGAAATAGAATGGTATAATAAATTAAACTAATTGTGAAGTTATATGGAAACATCAAAATCATTCAATCAAGAATATATTGAGAAAGCGAAAACGCTAATCTATGAAATCCTCGAAGATAAAAAAGAGTACGATGACTGGACGCAAATATGTTTCTCAATGCAAAATGCAGTACAAGCTGCGGCTAATGTATGGGGAATATCATCAGATGAACAGATAAATAAGATGAGAGCTTTTGTAACGGAAATGGTTCTTACTGAACTTTCAAATCTCCGACAATTTGATATATCCTTCAAGAAGAAGGGAGTAAAAATGAAAAAGCCATTAGATTCACTGTATTGCCCCAAATGTGGAAGTAATAATGTTGAAGAAAGAGCATGGGTAAATCCAAACACAGATGAAATCAGCTATAATGATTCAGTTGAGGAAGAAGATTGCTGGTGTGGCATTTGTGAAGAGCATGTAGAATTATGCACCCTTTCAGAATTATGGGAAATGTTTGGAGACATTCCGGTCAATAACGATGATGAGATTGAAGAAGACTTTCTCAACTTCCCGGCCGGAACCTTAAAGATTGATGTCTGGCATTGGTTTGATGAACGATGTCCTAACAATTTACACGATGATTTAATGTATCCTAAAAACGATGCCGTATAAATCAGAAAAGATTCGTATCGCTGGAACCCAATATGATAGACGAATAAAGCTCACTCCAGACCAAAAAGAATATATAAAATGGTTGAGAGAAAAGCAATTAATCAGTTACTCTAAACTTGCTAAAATATTTGGAGTGAGCAAGCGTCTTATTCAATTTATTTGTTGCCCAGACAAATATTTGAAAAACAAAGAGAGTTTAAAACAACGTAAAGCAGAGGGGAGATACAAACCTACAAAAGCAGAATGGGCAGCAACAATTCGTGAGCACAGGAGATATAAGGAACAACTCAAAAAGAAAGGAGATATAAAATGAAAGATAAGATTCTTACAATGTTCTTCGACATTAATAGATGGACAAAAGCAATTGAGAAAGGCGTTCTGAAGGATATTCGGAAGAGCGAACTTATCAAACTGACAGAAGAACCAACCAGAATTCGTATGGCAGAAGCTATGTTGAATGGTAAATATCAAATAACACCACCACATATTGCACAAATTCCGAAGGATAACGGAGAGTTTCGTACTGTATATGTCAACGAACCTATTGATCGTATAATCCTAAGCATCGCGAATGATTTGCTATTTGATTTAATGCCAGAGATGATTCATCCTGCTTGTAAATCTTATCAGGTCGGTATTGGTTGTGGTAAAGTGGTTTTGGAAGTAAGTCACACAATTGTTAACATGAAAAGTGATGGTTATGTGGGCTGGAAGTCTGATTTAAGTAAATATTTCGACTCTGTTCCTATCCAGTTTATTGACGCAGCCTTTGATAAAGTGGAAGCTAAGTGTGGTCATTCTGTGTTAATTGATGTATTAAGAAAATACTATCATTGCGGATTGTATTTCGATGAGAACAACGAACTGCATGAGAAATATCAATCACTTAAACAAGGATGCGCAGTAGCAAGCTGGTTAGCCAACGTGTTGCTATATAGCCTAGATGATGAACTGTCCCAATTGAATGGGTTTTACGTAAGGTATTCGGATGATATGTTGTTCGTTGGTCCGGACTATGAAAAGGCTATGACCATTTTACAAAAGAGATTGGCCGAAAAATCAATGAATTTGAATCCCAAGAAAGTAGAGTACCTGACTATGGACAAGTGGTTCAAATTTCTAGGTTTCAGCATTAAGGGAAGTATGATTTCTTTCTCTCCCAATCGTCTTAAAACCTTCCAGAAAGAAATAGAATCAAGAACCATCAGAAAACGTGGTATTACGTTGAAGAAGGCTGTGGATTCGGTTAACCGATATTTATATAAAGGCAATGGAGAATATAGTTGGGCGACTCAGACCCTTCCAGTATGTAATGTTCGGGTTGATATTAATGAATTGAATAAATTCGTAATGGATTGCCTTAGAGCCGTTGAAACTGGGAAACATAAAGTTGGTGGCCTTGGCTATGTTAAGGATAAGCCGGATGGTTGTGTTGTTAGAGGCATTGGTCGGAACGTAAAGGCTAATCGAAATAAATCTAAAAGTAAAGAAATTGAAGGTTATTTGACAATAGGTTGTATGCAGAATGCTATTTTGACCAGAAGAGCAGCGTACAATACTTTAGTGTCAATATTGTAACTACAATCTGAACACACAGTAAATGAATCCGAGGAACAAGTGTTTAATATCCAGATTATATATTAGGTACCCCGATTCTATCCTTGAAGGATTACATCCTTCAGTATCTACTCCGGGTACCATATAATCATCTGGATTATATCAATGAAGATAAATAAATGTGTCGATTGTTATGAGGGTTTATAAAGCAGCACAGCAGGCAAGTTCAAGAAGAAAATTTCATATTCTAAAGTATGAACTATTGATCGTTCACCGGAGGTTACAAGGCTGCATAGCCTCTCACCTCAGGTTCTCGATCAGGTCATATTTATAATTATCATGAGAGTAAAGTGATGTGCCATTCATTTGAGGACTTGTAAAATAAGCGAAATACATTCGAAGTTATTCAAGGAATACATTTGTTTACTGTTCCGGTGAGCAGCTTCCTGGATCTATGAGTCGATAACTCATCTGCTCCAGGAATATCCAACCGGAATACATCTATTGGGTAAAGTAATGTATCAGTATTATGAGGATAACTATTTAGCACAGATATGTAATTCAAGAAATATCATTTATATAGCTGGTTATATATCAGGAAGGACCGAGTACTAATTGTCCTGGTCCGTTCCTGATCACACCAGCTCTAAATCGAATAAGTATAGAAATGTGCCAATATTTTGAGAATTACAACTTATTACTTAACACAAAGTTTACAGTCTGGGATTTAGTAATTTAACATACTGGACAAGATATGATGTCCGCGTGATGACGGTCATCCTATGTATGACCTAGGATTACGCGGGTATCTTACTTGATACAGTATATATCATAAACATATAGACATGTGTCACGCTAAATGGGGGCTGTTTTATAAGTAACACAACTTTCATTTATACAAGAACCTTGCGTTTAACAACTATCCGACAATTACGCCGGCATCTACGGTTTTATAAACCTTTATTCCGGCGTATTCTGGATGTTAATATCAGGCTTTTAAAGAAATGTGTCAAAGGTTTGAGTATAAAATCAAAAGTAAACATTATGAAAAATATTTATCAAGAATCAATACAGGCTGTAGAGAACGGAACCAAGTTTAAAGTAGATTTTAAAACACGAAGTTTCAAACTTAATGGCCAATATATTATACAGAATTCGCAGTATGAGGGAAACTTAGGTGTGGAATTATGCGCTTCTCTTGATGAGT